ATTCAAAAGAATTATTCTCATATAATATTGCTTCAAAACTATTACTTGAATTTCTATTATATTCTTTCATGTAATACCAACCAAAAACAACATAATCACCAAAGTCTTTAAACAACATTTTAGAAGCTTTGTTGTATCCTGTTTGATTTGCATTACCTCTGATTAAATCAGTCCAAAAAGGATATAAGGTATAATCTCTGTAGGGTAAGGATTGTGGTGTGTAGTCTGAACAGTTAGATGAAGTCCCACCGGCTGAACCACTTGTAAGGTTTACGCACCCATTGGTTGACATTTTAGCGTGAGACCAAGTTTGACCCCAACGATTCCATTCCATACCAAGAGATACTTGGCTTGACCAGCTATCGTCATTTGAATTAAGATTGTAAGATGTGGCTATATGATTACCATAAAGGTCTACAAGGTCTTGACCACCTTCGTAGATGTAGACTCCACTATTGTAACAATCTTGACTGTTAGTGCAGTTTACATTGTTATCTGCTATTGCACTTGTCGTGAATAGACAAGTTGCTAGTAGTATTATATATTTAAATTTTCCCATTCTTTAGCACATTGTCCATTTGTTTTTGTTTTTGGAGTTATAATCGAATCAATTGCTCCTACAACATCTTTCTTAATTCTATCTCTAGTTGGATTAGGTTCAGCTGAACATTGTGCAATGAATTTTTCTTTTCTTCTCTCAAGTTCTTCATTCATTTTATCTTCGGAAGCTTTGATTGCGGCCGCTATTCTTTTTTCTTCAGCCTTCTTGTCGGCAGCCACTTGTTTTAATCTTTTCTTTTCGGCTTTCTTTTCTTTCCGTGTCGGTTTCTTTTTATCAGCATAGTCTTTAGCATCTGGTCTGTCTGTTGAATTTTCTTCCCATGCTTCAGCTGCTTCGCTTCCAATCTTACCCATATAAGGACATGGAGTTCCAGCCATTTCCATTGCTTGGAATACTCTTTCGTCTTGACACATTAAAGATACAGCAGCTACCTTCATACCCATATCATAAACTGTTTTAGAAAGTTTAATTCTTTCACAATTCATATCTCTTACAGATTTACCACCTGATAAACCAAAGACTTGACCTTGAAAAGCACCGGATATACCTGTGGTACACAAGTCCTGAGAATAAGAACTCCCGATTGAAGGTGCAATTGCACTCGCGGGTGGAGCTTTTGTTGTAATCTCTTGTTTAATTGTTTGATTGGTTTCATTCTTATTAATGTTCTCGTTTTTATTAGTATTTTCGTTCTTATTATTTGTGGTTACATTACTATCTGATGTGCTTGTACTTGTATTATTATTATTATTTGTATTGTTAGATGTGCTGTCAGAGGTGCTATTATTAGTATTATTACTTGTGCTAGTACTATTAACTGTTTGATCTACTGTGCTATTATTTGTATTTACATTTGTATTGCTAGCTGTACTATTTACTGTAGAATTATTAGTGTTAGTATTATTGTTGGTGCTGTTATTAGTATTAGTATTTGTGTTATTGCTAGTATTATTACTGGTACTATTATTTGTATTTACATTGGTATTTACATTATTGCTTGTGCTAGTATTTACATTAGTATTCGCATTTGTATTAGCATTGGTATTTGTTGAGCTTCCAGTATAAGTTGTAGCATTTGTATTACTGTTTGTATTTGTATTAGCATTGGTATTTGTTGCAGTGCTAGTATTGGTATTTACATTAGTGTTTGCATTAGTATTGCTATTAGTGTTAGTATTAACATTAGTATTCGCGTTTGTATTGGTGCTAGTATTAGTGTTGGTGCTAGTATTAGTGTTTGTATTAGCATTGGTGCTAGTATTATTATTGGTATTTGTTGCAGTGCTAGTATTGGTGTTAGTATTGGTGCTGGTGTTTGTGTTAGTATTCGCGTTGGTGTTTGTATTGGTGCTAGTACTAGTTGTTGTCTGATTATTGTTTTCACAAAATTCAGTACCATTAGCACAACCTGTTCCAGTCTGATCTGGTCCATCAGCTAGTACAATGTTAGAACCAAAGCTTGTCATTAATAATAACATACTTAAAATGCCTATCTTCTTCATATTTCCTCTCTCGCGAGGGATTCGCGATTGTATTTATTAAGTATTTATAAAAAAGGCCACTCTGAAAGTGGCCTTTAAATAAAAATATTATGAAAAATTTAGATTGTGAAACTTTCTCCGCACCCACAATAGGCTTTAGCGTTGGGATTAATAAATGTAAACCCCTCGTTTATACCCGTATATTGATAATCTAATGTCATTCCGTGTAAAAATTCAACGGCGGCATAGTCTACCCATAAAGTAAATTTATCATAAGTCAACTCAAAACTAGTCTCTGGGTCTGGTTCGCCCTTGAGATAGTCAAAATCATAAGAAAATCCATTACAACCACTACCTTTAACTCCAATTTTTATATTAGTGTTATCGGTCGTTTTATCTATAAGCTTTTTAGATGCTTCATCTGTAAGTGTTATGAGCATTTATTCTTCTGAATAAAGTGTCCATAAACCATACACTAATGCAGGCCAAGCTAAAAGCTTGACTACTGGTGATGCGATTAGTACTAAAATACTAACTCCTATAATCGTTGCACCATCCCATGATGTTCTTTCGGCCAATCTGGCCTTAATCCATGCTAGCATGTTATTTCCCTCGTTTATTTATGAAAAATCCCATAATTAATTTGATAATCACCTGGTAAGGTATATACATCCAAACTGAGAAATCATATCCCCTCTTTTCCATATATCCCTTTTCAACCCATTTCTTTTGGATATTATCAATATACCGTCCTTTATATTTAAGAACAGCATGTCCTACTCCATCTACTTTACAGAAACAAATTTTTGATTCTCTAATTAGTAAACTGAGTAAAAGTTTTGTAATACTTCTATCTTTTAAATTATATAAAAGTGTTAATGAATAGTCTTCACAATCACCATGATATGGTTCTTGTTTCATTATATACCAAGCGTCTCTAGCACCGAATTGTTGAAAGTCTTTCTTGTATACAAATTTCTTGTTTAATTCTTTTAGAAAGTTCATTTGATTTTTTGTCCCTGGTCATTCTTGACATTATATTTAGTTTTTCCTAAATATGTCTTGTCAGGAAAATCTGAATGATTTGTCCATCTTGTTCTATTAAAGTATTTTTTCAGTATGTCTTGAGTCACACTTGTTCTTTTCTTTTCGGCTTCTTCGATACCGACTAATCCAGGTGTAGAATTAACTTCAATAAAATATGGAGATTCTCCTTCTCTATCTTCGGCTGGCATAAAGTCAACACCTGTGACTGATCCACCTACAGACTTAGCAGCTCTAATAGATTCTTCTATTTCTCTATCTGTTAATTCATGAGTTATGGGTTCTGAACCTTGTGCTACATTACTTCTGAAATCACCTTTTGGAACTGGTCTTTTCATAGCACCGACAACATCACCTTCAACAACAATTACTCTAACATCATATTCAATAGGAATATATTCTTGAAGTATTAAATCAATGTATTCATTTTCTCTATATAATAACTGAGTAATCGCTTCTAATGATTTTAAACTTTCTATCCAGACAACACCGACACCTCTAGACCCATTTGATGTTTTTAAAATAATAGGGAAGTCAGCTTCTAATTTTTCGAAAGCTTCTCGTGCTCCCTCTTTGTGTGCTATTAAAACTGTTTCTGGTGTTCTAATTCCAGCTCTCTCAAATAATATTTGATTGTACCATTTTGATGAGCAGTTGAGATGACATTCTGTAGAATTAATTAATGTATAGCCTTCATACTCTAAAGTCTTTGCCATGTCTAACCAAGCTTGGTTCCCTGTGACTCCTGGTATATGAATACCTCTCATCATAATTAAAGAGTTGTCTGGGTCTAATGGAATCGGTTTAGCATACTCATTAGCACCCTTCGCGTCTGGTTTAGGTACTGCTCCATCTTTATCTACAGGAAATGTATTGATGTTTCTTTTGCCGGGTTCACCATCAAGAAAAGCTCCTTGAAAGTCAACTGAGTCAACTTTTAAGTTCATCTTTCTAGCGTTTTCTTGTAGAAGTGGACCTGTTTTATTTGGGTCATGTGGATCATTATGTGAGAATAAGACTAAGTGATATGGATCAACTTTGTCAGCTTCATTAGTATAAGCCGCGAATTGTTTAATCGGTTTTTTCATTTATTTTTCTTTCCAGTTCTTCAATTCTTTTCATCATCAACGGATAATCCGCTTCAAATTTAGATTGTTTTTTTATCAATTCAATATTATATTTATTTGATACATATTCCATGAATTGGTCTATGTGTGATTGAAACCAAATACCTACTGTCGTACCTTGATACCATTTGTAAAATTGACTACCAAGTACAGCGGAGAGAATACTCTTTAATAAAAACCACCACATAATAGTATTTAGTTAGTTAAAAGGAATCGTTTTCTAGATGCATGATATAATCATCTATATTATGATCTGCTACTAGATCAAATCGACCCTTGAATATTGATGAGAGTAAGCTCCAACCTTTGTCGCGAATTCTTTCTGAACTCCAACGACCAAGATTACTTACTTCTCCTGTTGATTTTATATAATTACATTGACCATTATGTCTCCAACGAAATACTGTTGGTATACAGGGTACTACATCATTGTTGTTTACGAATCTTTGATGTTTTAAATGCTTATTACACCATGCACTGAATTTAGGACCTCCGGCTCTTGGAGAACCAAAAGTAAATAATGTATCAACATCAAATCCTCCTTTATGTTCTAATCTCTGTGCCAAGATAGTAGCCATGGCTCCACCTAATGAATGTCCACAGACCCATATTTTCTTAGTTGCTGGTTTGTCGTGATGTTGTTCTACTAAAGCTAGAACTTGTTCATAGACTTTATCTACTTCTTCTTTGAATCCTTGATGAACTTTATAACCAGTGACTGAATCAGCTTTAAATATTTCTAAATCAGCATAGAGATCATTCAACTCTGATGGTTGTGTACCTCTGGCTGCTATGACGATATCAGTTTTACTATTGAAGAAGTATACTTGAGCTCCTTCAATATCTGTTAAAACTGTTTTTGTGAATCCGTTCTTCTTGGCGAAATTTCTAGTTTCTGCTATTGGTTTATAAGCCATCTTAGCGAACTTCGCGAATAATACTCTTTTTTGTTTTGTGTGTAGTAAGTCTACTTTACTCATTTAGCTGTCCCAATGTTGTACTTAGCGACTAAAGACCATTCACTTTTTTCTTTGTGTGGTAGTACTTTAATCTGACTCATTGGGGCTAAAGGGGTTGATGCTTGTTCTGAGACTATTATTTTTAATAATCCCCATTCTTCTAATAATTTGGCTATAGCGTTTCTTCGCGCTAAATCGTTTTCACTTATAGTGGATTCTTTTCCATCTAACGCAAACAATTCTTTAAAATGAACTAGATAATACTTACCTCGTTTATGTAGAATGTGACATGATTGATACAATGTCTTGTCTTTTCTTGACGCTACTCCGATTCTAGTTAATGTTTCTCTTATCTTTAGAAAATCATCATTTTCCGTAAAAGATATCTCTAACATATTCTCTATATCATAACTCACTTTTTCCACCTTTGTTCATCCGTTTCTTGAGAGTTTTGATTCCAGATTTATTTAGTATGTTCAAATACTCCTCTGCTTTCCCTCTAGATACTGAATAATATTCCATAACGATTTTCAAATCGTCAATTAGTTCGGGTTTACTCCATTTGGCAAACCTCTTTCTCTTTCTAATTGTATTTAGTAAATAATGGTATTGTAGCCTGTGAGAAATATCAAATCTACGATTCATTTCATTCGCATACAGTATACAATCTTGGTGGTAAGATAATGCTCTATTGACCAGAAAAGGAGCGTACTCCTTCTCATTAAGATCATTCATAATGTCTTGTTTAGTATAGGTTATTGAATTGGAAAACTCAAATGGATTCATCTAATGTCTCCCATGGAAACACGATCCAGGAGCCATCATGTTCTTGACTATAAACAATATTTTTAGCGTTTACTTTTCCGAACAAACAATACCCAAAAACCATTGGATAAGCTGAAGGTTTCTTTCTCGCCACTTTCACAAACTCCATTACAGTATTCATTGTATGACCTGTATCATAAATATCGTCAACAATTAATATTTTGGCTCCATTATGATAGGGTCCTTTGTGTTCCATTTCTGTCGCGTCATGTATCCAGTAAGGTTTCTTATCTTTTCCGTCTCTCGTTTGAAATCCTACAATAGATAGTGGTACATTTTTTACATTTGATATGTGAGCTCCCATTCCTAGGCTACCTCTATAAATAGCTACGACATGATCAAACTTTAACCAATCGATACTTCGCATATCTTTATTATAGTCTTCCCAACTATAATAAACTTTATTGTCTTTTAATTCTTTCATTTTTTCTTTTCTTGTTTTTCAATTACATTATCATAATAATCATGTGTACCAGCTTTTTGTCTAGCTTTCTTTTCAGATATCATTACTGAACTTTCCCATGCGAACCAACCGGAAACTACTAGTATTATTCCTGCAAAAATCAAATTAAGTATTTCCATTATACGTCCAACGCTGTTGGCCAATACTCAGGAACTTTTTGAGGCGCTCTTTGTCTTGGTAACCAATTTCTCATAAATTCGTCATAATTTGTAATTGTCGATAATCCTGTTACATCATGTGGATTTTCTTGTCTTCTATGAATCTCGTCCATAAAATGTTGAACAGTATTCGTAACCCAATACCATACTAATAATCTGTAAGCGTCTTCTCCACCAGGTCGAATAAACTTACGCTCTTTGTCTTTATTGAAAACAGACCATTTAGTCGCTTCATCAATAATAAACTGTGAATTACAAACACCATACTCAGCGAAAGCTTCTGTATGATCATTTAAAATATCATCTATTACAGGTTTCAAATCGTTCTGTACAATATCTGATAATAGTTTCTGAGTTCTAAACGGAGCTTCTAGTGTTATTTGATTATAATTCTTGTCTCTGTATCTTGAAAAGAACCAAGATGAAGCATGTGAACTAGAATCATAAGATAGATTATCTATGAAATCAAAGTACCTAGGAGACACTATGAACGGCATGAGAGCATTTGGATTGCCTACGCCTAGTAAATGTATGTTCTTTCTCAATGAATCTGGCACTTGATACTCTCTTGCTGAGTATATCATTTCCATTCTATGAGCGAAGTGATTACCATTACATTGTGATCCCAAACATATACCTGTACACATTTGTTCTATTTCTTCATCATCTAAACCGGCACATATTACTTCAATATATTTTCTCCAAGAATCAACATCTTGACCTTGAGAAATCAACATTACTTTAGTTGTTGAACCCATTTCTTTAAATACTTCTATCTGCCTCTTAACATTATCTCTAGTCGCTTCAGCTGTTTTAACAACATCATCACGAACAAACCGTCTACCTGTCAGAGCAGCTTTCATTGAATTGCCACCCGTCATAGTCAAATCGTACTCTATTGGTATTTCATCAAAGATCATAGCCACATCTGAATACTGAGCCTGATGTCTATAGATAGCTTCTCTAGTTTCTGGAGTATTTTTTGTTGGTGTTCTAGCCAACTGTAATCCACCACTATCAGCGAATATTCTATGCCATGAATGATTCATTGTTTCATTCATAGTTACACCATGTTTTCTTTCAGTCAAAGCATTAAATAAGATAGACATATTTTGATTGTCATACTTATTATTCATATCTTGAATCTTTTGATTCATGTGGTGAATATATGGAGCGGCTACTTTGGGATTATAATAGAGATCATCTATTCCCATAGTCAGGCCTGATATTACATATTCAAAATTCATTAACTTCCCGCCAATTGCATAAACTCATTTCTGAGTCTGGGATCGTCAAAGAACGCTCCACCTAATTTAGATGTAGTCATTCCAGAATTCTGATCTCCTATCCCTCTCGACTTGACACATAAATGTTCAGCTGATATTAATACAGCTATATCTGATGTGCCTAACACATACTCTAAAGCTCTAAATATTTGTTCGTTCAATCTCTCTTGAACTTGTGGCCTTCTCGCAAAGAAATTAACAACTCTGTTTAACTTAGAAAGACCAATCACTTTACCATTCGGAATATAAGCTACTTGAGCCATTCCATTAAAATTCACAAAATGATGTTCACACAATGAATGAAAAGTAATATCTTTCTGTATCACCATTGAGTCATATTTCATTTTATTTTCAAAGACTGATATCTTTGGAAATCTGTTATACGATA